GTGAGCAGTTTCTGCAAAAGCTGACCTTGCAGCAGATGTTGCTCAACGCCGCAAAAAACGCATCAGGGCTCTCTGCCTCTGGCACTTCAAGCCAGGCGGAGGGCCCGGATACTGCCAAGGATGCCGGGAAGAAGGCGCGCCCTGCGCGCAGGGCGGGATAGGAGCAAGCGGCAAACGCTGCCCCTACCATGAACATGCCCTTCAGTCAGCGGAAGAACACCAAACCTGGGACGTGCTCATGGCCTGCCTCGGGCAACTGCGCTTGGCGCCGTCGGGCCATGTGATGGGCATCGACATGGCGGCGGCCCTCAAGATTGCCGACGCCAAGGATTACGACTTGAGCGTGGTATCTGAACTTCTGCAAGCGGCAGAGGCGGGACTGGTCGAGGCGATGAAGGAGAAGGACACCGACTGATGGCCAAATCCAGGCACACCTACGCAATCCGCCTTACGGTAGACGGCGGCGGCAGGGTCAAGGCCGAGCTCATGGACGTCGGCCGGACCGGCGACAAGTCCCTAAAGAAGATCGAGACCGCCGGTGGCAAGGCATCGCTCGGGCTCTCCAGGCTCTCCGACCGCGCTCAATCCCTTGGCCGGCGCATGAAACTCCTTTACGGCGTGATCGCCGCTGGTGGGGCCGTCCGCGGTTTGCGCGAGATGGTGAAGCTGTACGCCGATTTCGAGGCCGGGCTGATCGGCGTCGGCAAGACCGCGAACCTGTCCAAAACCGAACTGGCGTCCTTGGGCAAGGACATTGACGCCCTTTCCAAACGCTTGCCCGTAGCCACTGACGAGTTGCTATCCATCGCTCAGAGCGCCGGCCAACTCGGAGTGAAGGGGGCTGCCAACATCCTGAAGTTCACCGAGACCGTCGCCAAGCTGGGTACGGCGACAGACCTCAGCGGCAATGACGCGGCGATTGCGCTCGCGCGCATTCTCAATGTCACCGGCGAGGCCATGGGCACGGTCGATGTGTTGGGCTCGGTCATCGTCGCCCTGGGCAACAACTTCGCCGCCACGGAAAGCCAGATCGCCGACATGGCCACGGAGATCGCACGCAGCACCTCCGTCTTCGGGGTGAGTTCCGCCCAGGCCACGGCCTTGGCCGCGGCGCTGGCCGCCGTCGGCGTCAAGTCGGAGGTTGCGGGCACCTCCGTCGGACGGGTCATGCGCATGATGGATGCCGCCGTCCGTAGCGGTGGAGAGCACCTGGAGATACTTACCAAGATCACCGACAGGACCGGAGAAGAAATCAAGACGTTGTTCCAAAAGGATTCCACGGCCGCCTTTGTCCTGTTCGTCGAGGGGCTGAAGCGCGTAGGCGACGCCGGCGGTTCGACGGCGGAGGCCATGGCGGCATTGGGCCTGGCCGACCAGCGTCTGCTCAAAACCATCCCGGTGCTGGCCAATCGCGCCGATCTGCTAGCCGTTGCCCTCGAGCTTGCCAACCGCGAGACCGAAAACGCCACCGCGTTGAACGAGGAAGCGGCGAAAGCCTTCGAAAGCCTGAACAATCAAACGGAGTTGATGTGGAACAACATCAAATCCCTGGCGCGGTCCATCGGCGAAGACCTGGCCCCCGGCGTTGCCGCTGCGGTCAAAGAGTTGGCCGGACTCGCCGGCCAGACAAGTGTCGCCTACGAACAACTCAAGCTCCTGACCGAGGGGGATTACGACTTCGAGGGGTTGAGCCTCGGTGGCACCCGGGCAATCGTCTCCGAACGCCGTGCCGAACTCCAGGAGATTGCCCGAGAATTGAAAGAACTCGGCGATGTTGGCTTCCTGGACGATCCCCTCGGTTGGGGCCGCAAGGTGGCGCTGGAACGCCAACTGGAAGAAAAAACGGCTGTCTACCGGCAATGGGCGGCAAAGCTCGCCTGGATGCAGAGGGACAAGGGGGCCACGCATGGCCCGGCGACAAAGCCCAGCGACCCCACCGGCCCCAATGAAGAGGACATCAAGGCAGCCCAGGACCGGGCCAAGCGGGTCGCGCATATCGAGAAGGATTTGCAGCGGCAACTGTTCACCCTGACTCACCAGGGGGCGGACCGCATCCGGGCCGAGTACAAACGGCTGACCAAGGACGTAATGACGTTGTTGGCCCCGGACGGGAGCAACCAAGTCCAAGTGGACGCCCTGATGGATCAGGCGGCGGCGGTTCGCGAGGCCAAGCTGGCGCGATTGGCCGCCAGGGAACAGAAGGCAACTGAGCGGATCGCGGAGGCCAACCGGAAAGTCATCGACGGGCTTCGAGCCGAGCATGACGCGCTCGCCATGACCGACCGGCAGCGGTTCGTCTCTCAGGCATTACGGAGGCTCTCGGCGGAGGCGACCGATGCCGAGCGGGGCCAGGTGCGGGAACTGGCCGCTGCCCTGTTCGAAGAGCAACAAGCCATAGAGGCAAGGAACAAAGCCGAGGAGGATGCCGCCAAGCTCAAGGAGAAAGGCCGCGCCCTCACGGAAAGCCTGCGGACGGCGGAGGAAGCCTACAAGGCCGAGATCGCGGATCTGAACCGGCTCTTAGGCGAGGGAGCGATTGCCCAGGAGACCTTCGCCCGGGCTTCCGAGGAGGCCCATGAGCGGATGCTGCGCGCCAGCCGGGACTGGTCGGCGGGTGTCATCCGGGCGCTCAGGGACTACGCGCGCGAGTCCTCGGATGCCGCGAAGCAATTCGAGCAAGCGACGACCAAGGCGCTTCGGGCCGGTGAGGACGCCTTCGTGGAGTGGGCGACGACCGGCAAGTTCAGCGCCACGGATCTCTTCAACACCATCGCCGAGGAGGCGCTGCGTGCCGCCTACCGCATGGCGGTGATCAAGCCGTTCAGTGGCTTCCTGGAAAACGTGTTCGGGGCCATCGGCAGTAATCTGTTCGGGGGCGGCGGGACCGTTCAAGACGTCGGCGGCGGGCCGGTACAGATTGCCCATGCCGGTGGCGTCATTGGAACCGACACGCTTGCTGTCCGTTCCGTCAATCCGACGGTGTTTGCTTCCGCGCCGCGCTTTCATTCCGGCGGCGTGGTTGGCAACGAAGTGCCGATCATCGCCAAGCGGGGCGAGACCGTGTTCACCCCTGGCCAAATGCGGGTGCTGGGCGCGGAGCTGGGCCAGAAACCGGAGATCAAGGTCGTCGTCAACGTGGACAATCGGGCGCCGGGAACGGAAGCCACGGTTCGAACGCACCGAGATTCCAGCGGCAATCTCGGCCTCGACATCGTGGTTGAGAAGGTCGAGGGAAAACTTGCCCGCAACATTGGCCGCGGCGAGGGATTGGCTCCGACCCTGGAACGTCGCTATGGCCTCAATCCGGCGGCGGGAAGTTATTAAGCCTCGAGGTTACACATGACCGTTTTCTGGCCTTCGACGCTGCCGCTGCCCAGCATCGAGGGCTACGGCGTCCATCCGGGCGAGGCCATCCTGCGCACCGAGATGGAAGCGGGACCTGCGCGGCAGCGCCGGCGGTACACGAGCGTGCCGAGCCGCATCACCGTGCGCTGGGTTCTGCGCCGGGACCAGTTTGCGCTGTTCGAATCCTGGTACCGCTGGCAGGCCAGGGAAGGTGGCGACTGGTTCGAGATCGACCTCCTGGGCGGCCTCGGACTGGTCACCCACGAGGCCCGCTTCACCCGTCAGTTCAGCGCCCGTCTGCTGCCTGCAAACCGGTGGGAGGTCGGTAGCGAGTTGGAGATCCGGGAGCGACCGGTTCTGACCGAAGATGCGTTGAACATCGCCTTGACGGAGGACCTCTCGGGACTGCTGGCCGCCATCGACGCTTTTGATGCTTTTGTAAACACCTCCCTGGCCGACAATCCGTGGTAAGGACGCCCGAACAATGACCCTGCAGACCGATTTGGAAACCGCCGTTGCGCAAGTGACGGCGGACTCGCAAAAACTCAAGGACGTCGTCAATGGCCCGGAGACGGGCGCGGGTAGCACCGTTGATGTCGATTCGGGTCCGGTAAAGACGGTGGCCCGCGCCCTTGCCGAGATCGGCGACACCACCCACCAGGCGCTCAAGGACCTGACCAACGTCGCGGATGCGGATTTTACCGCCAAGGCGGTCGCCACCGGTGTCGATGGCGATTTGAAGGCGTCGGGCAATCTGGCGGGCCTTGCGGACGTTGCGGTGGCGCGAACCAACCTGGGGCTGACCAAGGGTGTCGGCGCCGGCAATGTGGTCGAGGTGCAGACGGGCGGGAAGATCGCCGAGGCGTTGTACGAACGCCACCCCGTTAGCGTCACCCAGGCGACGTTAAACCAGAACGACACCCTGGACGTGTTCACCGCCACCGACGAGGTCACCGCGAAAAAGCGCTTGGTGCAAATTTACGAAGAGGAACTGGGAACGGTCCTGAGCGAGGATTTTGCGTCGTTCTCAAAACCCTACGACAGCGAGGATACGTCGACCTGGGCGAGCGTGGAAAGCTTCTCGGCGATCGCTAACGTGATCCATGACGATGCCAAGTATGGAACCTGGTACGCTTATCCTTACGGCGCGCCCGGAGGCCTGACGGCGAACGGAGATACCAACGCGTTCGTTGGATGTTCGGCCGACGAATCCAATAACCACCGGATCCACTTCTGGAAGTACGACCCGTCGACCAACGTTCTCACCAATTATGTCAACGCCGCGACGGGTTGGCCCTGGGCGTCCCAGTTCATCGCGCATATGGGCGGCACCCGGTATTTTTGCGCCGGCTACCAACGCAACCAGTGGGATGCGCGGGTCGGCTTCCTCGATGTCGCCAGCGCCGGATTGTCCAATGTGACGGCACAGACGACCTGGGGAAACCAGTGGTATCCGCAGTCCTGCATCTACCTGGCGCCCGACAAGGGCGTCCAGCATACCAATAATGGTGGCGCCAACCGGGTCGCCGTCGTCACCGACAACGGCGGAGCTTCCGCGCCGAGTCTCAGCACTTACGTGATGGGCGCGCCCATGGCGGTTCCCTGCCGGGTCGATGACACGCACTTCCTGCTGCCGACGGCCACCGCCCTCGTCAAGTTGATGAAGGTCACCGGCTCGACGATCACGGAGGTAGACGGTTTTACCTGGGCCGGCCACGCGGCGGCGCCGGAGCTGACCTATGTGCGCCTGGCGAGCGGCAAGATCTGGGCGTTTTCGGCGGAAACCTCCGAGGCCAAGATCCTCTCGGTTGCCGGCGACGTCATAACCGTCGAGGCGACGACGGGCGGCGTTTCCAGTCCGGGCATCCCGCAGAATTGGACGCACCGGCAGAGAACGACGATGAAGGAGATCGTCACCAACACCTTTCTTTACCTGAAGAGGGTCGGATCCAACCCCTACAGCGTGAACCTCCATAAAGGCGTCATCGATGAAACCACCGCCGACATCACCACGGAGGACCTCGGCGAGATTTTATCGACGACGGATCTGGGCGACTATCGCTCCTATTATCAGTTTACCGGAGACGGTCCCGACTGGACGGGCGATCACGCGTTTTTCACCATCTATAACGCCGGGACGACGGATGCCGGCGCGTGGACTGTCGGCAACGCCTCGAAATCGGCCCAGCCCTTGGCGCCGGCCTACGCGTTTGCGTTTGACGGGGGATCCACCTTCCGTATCTGGGACGGGGTCGCGGCCAGGGACATCGCGTCAAACCTTTCCGGCGTTCACGGCGGTACAGAGGGAGAGTGGTTTTATTGGGATGGGGCGGCGTGGCAGGTCGACGCTTCGAATAGCCGGGATACGGCGGTCGCCGCCGCCATCGATGCCGATCCCGGCAACGTCACCACGGATGACGTGTATGCGGCGCTCACGGCTGCCGACTGGAGCAGCTTCGGTTGGACCGCCGGTGCGGCCTCGAGTTTTGCCTTGTTCGCTTACGAGCGGAACCCGGCAAAGTCGGTAACCTCGGTCGGGGTTGGCTATCTGTCCCTGTCTTCGTGGATCATGAACGCCAATCCGGCCGATTTCGAGGTGAACAGCATGGCCACCGGCAAGGTGTCGGTGGCGCGGCTGGCAGCCGGCACCGCCACGGTGCGCATTATCGTTCTCGGTCCCAAGGAGTAATCAGATGAGCCGATTGCATGTCGCGGCGCGGCGCCGGATAAACCGGTGGCGCGAACATAAACTCGCCGAAGGCCTGTTATTCGAGGGCGTTGTCTTCGATGCCGACGCATCCGCCCAGCGCAACATTCAGGCGGCGCTGACGCTGTTCAACGCCGATCCCCGATTGCTGCCCGCCGATCACAAGTGGCGGGTGCGCGACAATAGCCTAGAGGACATGCCCCTGGATCGACTTAATCGGTTGGGCGGGGCGATGATGGAGCGCGCCCAGCGTCTCTACGCCTATAGCTGGGCCCTGAAGGATCACATCGAGACGCTGAATACGGCCGACGAGATCGAGGCGAGCTTGCAAACGAAGTTCGCCGAGTGGGACGTTCTGTGAGGTTCCGATGTCAGACCCCAGTCTTTCTCAAGCGATCAAAGAGGCCTACGCGGCGGCACCGTCCGACGTGGTTATCCTGCATACATTGGAATTACGTCATCCGGCGTTCGAGGAAGATGACGGAAATCCGACCGCCATTCGGGTGGTGCGGGATCACGCCGATCTGACGGCACGGTTGGAGGCGGGAGCGCAATTGGATGGCGGGGCCATGGTGACGTTTGTAGCGTTGGCGTTTGATCTTTCCCTGCCGCCTATCGATACGGCACCGGTGCCGGAGATCACGGTGACGTTGGACAATGTCTCCAGAGAGATCGTCCGCCACTTGGACGCGGCTGTGGCGACCCAGGACAAGATCGAAATGACCTATCGGCCCTATCTTTCGACCGACCTGGAAGGACCACAGATGGACCCGCCGATCACCCTGGTGCTGACCGAAGTCGAGGCCAATGCGCTGCAGGTAACGGGTCGGGCCCGCATGCTCGATATCGGCAACAAGGCGTTTCCGTCCGAGACCTATACCGCCAAGCGGTTTCCGGGGTTGGCCAGATGAGTCACTGGGCGGAAAACTACATCGGCATTCCTTGGGAACCGACAGGGGAAGGGCCGGACTCCTTTCATTGCTGGGCCTTCGTGCGCCATATCCAGGAGAAGCACTTTGGCCGGACCCTACCGGGCATTCCGAACCCGGAGGACATTCTGTCCATTGCACGGGGGTTTCGTGACCACCCGGAACGGAAACGTTGGGATCTGGTGAAAGTCGCGAAAGAAGGCGATTGCGTGCTCATGGGTCAGGCCCGCTATCCGATCCATGTCGGCGTCTGGCTGGACGTGGACGGCGGCGGCGTCCTCCATTGCTCCCAAGAAGCTGGGGTGGCTTTCCAGAAACCCAGCGCTCTGTCCCTCAACGGCTGGCGGGTCGAGGGATATTACAGGTTTACCGAATAATGCTTGCCTGCGTCGTCATGATGAACAACCCGTTCCTTCCCGGACAGGGCAGAGAGGTGCTTCCCGTGACACCGGTTGTTTCCGTGAGGGGCTGGCTCGACGACCAGGGCATGGCCGAATTCGACCGCCCGACCATCTGTCTCCATAACGGACAAGCTGTTCTGCGGGCCGACTGGCCGGCCACGGTCATCGGAAACGGCGATGTGGTGACCTTCGTTGCCCTGCCTCACGGCGGGGGCGGGGGCGGTGGCGGAGGCGGCAAGAATCCTCTTAAGACGGTTTTGTCCATCGCCCTGCTGGTGGCCGCACCGGGGTTGGGGGGCGCGCTCGCAGGGTCCCTAGGGCTCACCGGAAGCCTGTTCGCCGGAACCGCCTTCGAGATCGGCTGGGGCACGGTGCTGGGCGGCGTCATATCGCTTGCCGGCAGCGCCCTGATCAACGCTGTTATTCCGGCACCCAAGCCTTCCGTTCCATCCATGAGCTTCGGCTCCGTCGGCTCGCCGCCGGCGCCGAGCCCGACCTATTCGCTATCGGCGCAAGGCAACGAGGCGCGTCTCGGCCAACCGATCCCGGTTCTTTATGGACGCCACCTGATCTACCCGGACCTCGCGACGCAGCCCTATCAGGAGTTCTCGAACAACGACCAGCATCTCTTTCAGCTTCACGTTATCGGCCAAGGCGAATACGACCTGGAGCAATTGCGCATCGAAGACACACCCATCGCGTCCTTCGAAGAGGTGGTTTACGAGGTTGTCGGTCCCGGCGGTTCCGTCACCCTGTTCGAGACCGATGTGATCACGGCGCCGGAAGTGGCAGGCCAAGAATTGCTGAGCGCCGGTGACAGCGGTGGGTTCGTCGGTCCGTTCGCAGCCAATCCGACCGCGACCCAGGCCGGAAATCTCGGTATTGACGCCATATTCCCGCGCGGCCTCTATTATGCCAATGACGCGGGCGGGCTGGATGCTCGCACCATAACCTGGGATGTGCAGGCCCGGACCATCGACGATGACGGGGTTGCCACCGGCGCCTGGGTTACGCTGGCCAGTGAGACCCATACAGCGGCGACCAATACCGCCATCCGGCTCAGCTTCAAATACCCGGTCACGTCTGGACGTTACGAGGTCCAACTCCTGCGCACCGACGCCAAAGACACCTCTTCGCGTGCCGGACACGAACTGCGCTGGGGGGCGCTCCGGGCATACCTGGAGGGCACGCCGGACTTCGGCGACGTGACCCTGCTGGCGGTCAAGATGCGGGCCACCGACAACCTGTCGCAGCGCTCGTCGCGCATGATCAACTGCATCGTCACCCGCAGGCTGCCGGTCTGGGACCCGATAACGGGATGGAGCGCATCCGCGCCCACCCGGTCCATCGCCTGGGCCTTCGCCGACGCCTGCCGGGCCGCCTATGGCGCCAAACTGGCTGACTTCCGGATCGATCTCGCTGCTCTGCATGCGCTGGACCAAGTCTGGACCGCCAGGGGAGACGCGTTCAACGGCGTCTTCGACTCATCCATGACCGTGTGGGAGGCCTTGATCCGCATCGCACGCTGCGGTCGCGCCGTGCCGGTACTGCAGGGCGGCGTCGTGCGGATATTCCGGGATGCTGCTCAAACCCTGCCCGTG